CGACTAACGAGCTACAGTTAGCTGTTCAACGATTAGAGATTATTCTATTACAAGATGCGATGTTAAAATGAGATGGATACTTATAGCATTACTATTAGCTAGTTGCAGTGGTATTAATCCTTTAACGTTTCTAGGTGGCGGCAGTGGTCCAACAGTAAATAGCAACGCACAGATAGGCAAAGAAAACAAACAAGCTGTAGTTACATACGAAGATGAAGAAACGAATAATGCTGGTCGTGATGTAATACAGACAGAGATAGTTAAAGAAGTAGAAGCTGGACCTGTAGAAAGGTTGGATATTACAAATACAAATATTCCACCTTGGGTCATGCTCCTTCTTTTACTTGGGTGGTTATTACCTACACCAACAGAAATAGGTAGATCAATATCAAACTTTGTGCTTGCACTATTTAAGAGAAAGATGTAAAATGGCAAGAGAACTAACAGAAAAACAACAGAAGCTACTTGCAGTTTTATTTGATGAAGCTGGTGGTGACATTATAGTTGCAAAGAAGCTTGCAGGATATTCAGATGCTACTTCATCCACAGAGATTATTAATTCTTTGAAAGAAGAAATCCTAGACGCTACATCTGCATATATGGCACGTAATGCTCCTAAAGCTGCAATGGCTATGGTAGGTGCTTTGTATGATCCTACTGAGTTAGGTATTCGTGATAAGATGTCAGCAGCAAAAGAATTGCTTGACCGTAGTGGTCTGGTAAAAACTGAGAAGATGCAAGTTGAAGCTAAGGGTGGTGTTATGTTGATGCCACCTAAACAAACAGAAGATTATGACTAAACCTCTACCAAAGTGGAAGTTACCCCAACCTACCGACATTAAGGAAGACGATGAATGGATTCCTATTCCACGTATATCACGCACAGTACCATTTGGTTATGAAGTAGATCCTGAAGATGAAGGCGTATTAATTCCTATTGAACATGAACTTAATATGCTTGAACAGGCTAAACAATACTTAAAGCAATACTCATATCGTGAAGTAGCTAACTGGCTAACTAGGAATACAGGACGTTCAATATCTCATGTGGGATTAAGGAAACGGTTGGAAAATGAGCGAAGAAGAAAGAACAAAGCTGCAAGCTTACGCCGATGGGCAGACTATGCGCAAAAGGCAATCGCCAAGGCGGAAGAAATTGACACCAAAAGACTCGGTGCAAAAGAAGACGGAAGCGAAGCCGAAGCCTGAACCAGCCAAGATTGTTAGTGAAATTCCTATTGAGGAAAAACACAACGTAATCTTTAAACCCAATGCTGGCCCACAGACAGACTTCCTTGCAGCAGGTGAACGTGAAGTCCTATATGGGGGCAGTGCTGGTGGTGGAAAAAGTTATGCAATGTTAGCTGACCCTTTACGTTTTATGGGTCACCCTAGCTTTAGTGGCTTGCTGCTACGACACACAACAGAAGAACTTAGGGAACTTATATTTAAGTCACAAGAGATGTACCCTAAGATCTGGCCTGGAATTAAATGGTCAGAAAGAAAGATGCAGTGGACTGCGCCATCTGGTGCGAGATTGTGGATGTCATACCTAGACAAAGAAGATGACGTTCTGCGCTACCAAGGTCTGGCCTTTAGCTGGATAGGCTTTGACGAATTGACGCAATGGCCCACACCATTCGCATGGAACTACATGCGGTCACGTCTACGGTCCACTGCACCTGACCTACCAGTGTACATGAGAGCTACTACCAACCCTGGTGGTAGAGGACATCACTGGGTTAAAAAAATGTTTATTGATCCTGCACCTGCAGGTAAAGCATTTAACGCAACTGACATTGAAACGGGTGAAGAACTTAAATACCCTGCAGGACACGAGAAGGCTGGTAGACCGTTATTTAAACGTAGGTTTATTCCTGCCCGATTAAAAGATAATCCGTATCTATCTGAACAAGGTGACTATGAAGCAATGCTGCTGTCACTACCAGAACAACAACGTAGACAATTGTTGGATGGTGATTGGGACATTAAAGAAGGTGCAGCATTTACCGAATTTGATAGAAACATCCATGTTATTGAGCCATTCAATATACCTAGTAATTGGGTTAAGTTTAGAGCGTGTGACTATGGATATGGAAGTAAGTCAGGTGTTCTTTGGTTTGCGGTTTCTCCTAACGAACAACTAATTGTTTACAGGGAACTGTACGTAAGTAAAGTACTTGCTACTGACCTAGCAGACATGGTGTTAAACCTTGAAGCTGAAGACGGTAATATTAAGTATGGCGTTCTTGACTCTAGTTTATGGCACAAACGTGGCGATACTGGTCCTAGTCTAGCAGAGCAAATGATTAGTCGTGGTTGTCGCTGGCGTCCTTCTGATCGTTCTAAAGGTTCCCGTGTGGCAGGTAAAAATGAAATACATAGACGTTTGCAGGTAGATGAATTTACTGAAGAACCACGGTTAGTATTCTTTAATACCTGTACTAATATGGTAGCACAATTACCAGCAATACCTTTGGATAAAAAGAATCCAGAAGATATTGACACTAATTCAGAAGACCACTTGTATGATGCATTAAGATATGGTATAATGTCTAGGCCACGGTTTAGTATATTTGATTATGATCCCAACGCTACAAGGTCAATGGGTATGCGAGTAGCAGATACCACATTTGGTTATTAAGGAAAAATAAATGGCAGAAGATAGCGAAGTATTTATTGAGGATGATGCAGTTATCCTTGAGGACACAGATAATTCAATAGAAGAAGATGCAGATACTTCTAAAATTATTCCATTTATTATGGAACGTTACTCACGTGCGGAAGATTATCGTCGGCAAGATGAAGAACGTTGGTTACGTGCATATCGCAATTACCGTGGTATTTATGGTCCAGAGGTACAATTTACAGAGGCAGAAAAGTCTCGTGTATTTATTAAAGTAACTAAAACAAAAACCTTGGCGGCTTATGGTCAGATTGTAGATGTTCTATTTGCAAAGAATAGTTTTCCTCTTACTGTTGATCCTACTGAGTTACCAGAGGGTGTTGTAGAAAATGTAAGCTTTGACCCTGCTCTTCCTAAAGAATTACAAGAAGATAAGAAGTCTGCTCTAGTGTCTCCGTATGGTTATAAGGGTGATGGTAGAGATCTTCCTAAAGGTGCTACTGCAAAAACATTAGAAGAACTATTAAACCCAGAGTTACGTGAAAAGCTGCAACCTATTCAAGGTGTGAAAGAAGGTACAGGTGCTACACCAACATCTGTTACATTTAGTCCTTCATTGATTGCAGCTAAAAAGATGCAAAAGAAAATTCAAGATCAGCTTGATGAATCATCCGCATCTAAACATTTACGCAGTACCGCATTTGAAATGGCGTTGTTTGGTACAGGTGTAATGAAAGGTCCGTTTGCCGTAGACAAAGAATATCCAAATTGGAATGATGAAACAGGCGAATACGAACCTACCTTTAAAACTATTCCACAAGTATCTCATGTATCAGTATGGAACTTTTATCCAGATCCTGATGCAAACAATATGGACGAAGCACAGTATGTAATTGAACGTCACAAACTATCTCGTTCACAAATGAGAGCTTTAAAGAAGCGTCCTTATTTCCGTAGTAAAGTTATTGACGAAGCTATTATGCTTGGTGAAAACTACGACAAAGAGTACTGGGAAGACGATTTATCTGATTACGCACCAGAGCATGGTATTGAACGCTATGAAGTCTTAGAGTACTGGGGCATGGTAGATGTTGAAATGCTTATGGATCAAGGTGTAGATATTCCCCGTGAACTACAAGACACAGATGAACTACAAGCAAACGTTTGGATTTGTAATGGCAAACTACTACGTATGGTATTGAATCCATTTAAACCTGCACGTATTCCTTACATGGCAGCACCATATGAACTAAACCCATATTCATTCTTTGGGGTAGGTATTGCTGAGAACATGGATGATACACAAACATTAATGAACGGTTTCATGCGAATGGCTGTTGACAATGCTGTATTATCTGGTAACCTATTAATTGAAGTAGATGAAACTAACTTAGTTCCAGGCCAAGACTTATCAGTATATCCTGGCAAAGTATTCCGTCGTCAAGGTGGTGCCCCTGGACAAGCTATCTTTGGTACTAAGTTTCCAAATGTTGCAGGTGAAAACTTACAGTTATTTGATAAGGCACGAGTACTTGCAGATGAATCTACTGGCTTTCCATCCTTTGCTCATGGACAAACAGGCGTTATGGGTGTAGGCCGTACTGCTAGTGGTATTAGTATGCTAATGGGTGCCGCTAGTGGTACAATTAAAAACGTTATTAAAAACGTAGACGACTATTTACTTCGTCCACTAGGCGAAGGACTATTTCGTTTTAACATGCAGTTTGACTTTGATCCTGAAATTAAAGGTGACTTAGAAGTTAAAGCACGTGGTACGGAATCACTTATGGCTAATGAAGTACGTAGCCAACGACTTATGCAATTCTTGCAAGTATCATCCAACCCAGCACTTGCACCGTTTGCTAAGTTTCAATACATTATTCGTGAGATTGCAAAATCTCTTGATCTTGACCCCGACAAAGTTACCAACAATATGGATGAAGCTGCTATTCAAGCTGAACTAATGAAACAGTTTCAACAAGAGCAACAGCAACAGCAAGGTGGTCCAGCAGGTGCAAACCCAATGGATACATCAGGAGCAGGTGGTGGAACTATAGGTGTAGGACAAGCACCAACACCACAAGAACAAGGATTTAGTGGTAATGCAGGACAAGGAGCATCTCAGCAAGCTCAAGGCAATGGTCAGCAACCAAGCCCAATGGTCTAAGTTTGAAGCATACTTAGATACATTAATAACTCAACAACACCGTGTTATGGAACAAACAAGTGAAATTGTTGCGGTACATAGAGCACAAGGTGCTAT